GAGAGCGTGTCGGTATGTTGATATGGACGGTGAATTCAGCGAAAGATTGAATGCTTCCAAACGTGTTAGACTTTCAGCACAGAAGGCGGCGGGAGCAGACAGACGAGATGCGGCGATTGCTTCTTGCGAAGTGGATAGACTTCAAACCAACAACCCATTTGAAGTGGGTGATATTCTTTACGTTCAAGATATAGCGAATGGTGTTGCCGAAGAAGTGCTTGGTGTTTGTGCTGGTTTCAGTAATAACGGTGGAACATTAAGAATTTCTTACAATCCACAGCGGGTAGATAGAACCGCTGGTCTCACGGGAACTTTTGCGGTTGCTAGTGAAGTGTATTATAAAGTTGCCGACAGACAAGTCGCAAATAACTTTTTCCAGTCCCCAACGGACGATGGTGCTGATAATGTTCGGTCGGGAAATACCGTTGCCCCAACATATACGTTAAGTGATATTGAATACATCGCCCAGTCGGTTTCACCACCAGCGGGATATGTAGAAGGTTTGCTTCGTGCGGCGGCGAGTGAAAAGGGTGTGTCTATGGATATTATGAGTTATGAATTACACCGAGCAAATCAGTCAAATACTCTTGGACTTACTCAAATTCAAATTCCAACATTAATGAAAAGGGCAAAATCACTTTTCACTCAACCGCTCCCGACGAGTGATGCTTCTGCTAGGGGTTTTGCTGGTCGTGCCTTTTCGGGAATTCCCGATAATGCGAAATCGTATGAGTGGATACACGGAACAACCCACTACCCATCTCGGTTAGTGCCGTTGGATAGATATTCGCAAGTGGTTAGTGGCGGAACTGAATTTAGAAATGAAGCACTCCATACTAGCGAATTACAGAAGGCGATTGTGAATGTAGATGAACCAGTTAGAAATCTTCACCAAATTGCGAAACATTTTTGTGTTGCTCGTGGTCTTTCAAAATACGGACAAATTATGGATTTAAGCGAACAGACACTTTCATTAAGAATGGACTATGTGGCGGGTGCTGTTGAGAACAAAATATTCAATAACTATATTTATGGATTAAGAAGAATTACGATTAACCGAGATGGTGTTTCTGCTTCTATGTAGAACTTTTAAAAAAAGTTCAGCAAAAGAGTTTTGCCGTCCTTTTTTAAAAGGACTAAAAATAAAATTTATATAATTTAAAATGTTTATTAATTATATAAATGAGTTCTCCAAATATTGTAAATGTTGAGAAGTTTGAAATTTTACCGTCAAATCAACCAGCGAATAATACATACTCTTTTCGGGGGGGAAATCCAATAATTACGATGACTATTCCAGCACAAGCAAAGTTTTTACGACCAAGTTCATTAAGAATAAACGGCACATTAAGAGTTGTGAGAGCAGATGGAACAAATGTGGATAATCTTAATCTTCGTGCTTCGGGATTACATAACGTCCAATTATCTTCCCGTGTGGGAGTTCATTCGGTATTTCAAAATGTTGTTTTATCAAGTGAAGCAACTAACCAAAGTTTAGAAGCAATTAGACAATATGGACGACTTGTCTCTTCTCTTCTCTCTTCAACTCATAGCGAACAAGATTTAATGAGTGAGAAGTCTGTTTGTGATGTGCTTGATGGTGTAGATGCTCCGTCTTCTACTCTTGTAAATAATGATGTTAGGTTTAGTATTCCGCTTTACTGTGGTATGCTTATGGGTGGTAATCCAATTCCGCTTTCTATGAACGGTGTGAATGGTCTTAAAATTCAGTTAGAATTGGCGGCAGACCAGCAAGTATTAAAAGGGGCAAACGCCACAGATGGAGCGGGTGCTTTTTACCAGTTAAAAGATGTTTCGGTTTCGGGCGATTTGCTTGTAGGAGACGATAAGACTACTTCTTCGCTTTCTGTTGCTGGTTCGGGAGCATTCCAATACAATTCATATTCATCACTTTATTCAGTCATTAATTCCAGCGATGCTACACAAACATATAATTTAGCAAATTCACAAGTTCTCTCTGTGTTCCATAACTTTTTACCAGTATCCCACGCCAACAACTACGCCCAAGATGGATTTACAAATGGAGAACTTTTAAACACCGACCCAGCAAATCCCGCCAACTACGACCAAGCAGTAAAACTTAAACGTGTTTCATTTTCTCGTGGTGGAGTAAAACTTGGATTAGATTATGAATTAGATGTAGAAGAAAATTCAACAGAAGGTCTGCCCGAAACACAAGTAAATATTAATTACCTTAACGCATTCCAACCATATTCAACGATGTCTAGAATGATTAATGATAAGAAACTTATGTCGTATGGTGGAGCAGATTTAGTGCCTTACAAAAATCCGCTTGGTAATGGTTCAAGACAAGTCGGTGTTGATAATGATGCTGGGCGAAGAAACTTCGGTATTGGATTGGCGATGGATAGAGTAAGTGATGTTGGTGTTTCATTTAAGGGACAATCATACGCAACGAGAATTGTTAGTGATTTAGACGGAAAATCGCCGAATGCTGTTTATACATTTGTTCTTGCTAAAAATACTCTTCAATATTCACCGAACGGAATTATGGTAATGTCGTAAAAAGAAATATTAAGAAAATAAAATATAGTATTAATTTATATAATGAGTTTGCCCGAAATACTTAAAGTTAGGACTTTACCGACAATTGAGAATATGGAAATCAAGACCGAAGTTTTAGACCCTATAACTTCTTCAAACCAAGAATGTATTTTTCAAATCCCAAAAAACGGAATGTTAGACGGTGGTTCATTTGTGAGTTTAGCGGTTAGATGCTCGGCGGCGGCATCGGCGGCGGGACACGCATTTTTCCCATTACAGACTGGAATTCACAGTTTAGTTCAATCCGCTTATCTTATGGTTGGTTCAAAGGTCGTTGCTTCCACCGAAGATTACGGACACTATACTACGATGATTAGACAGTTTGATAGTCCCGAACACAGAGCGAATGTTGATATGGTAAAGTCGGGAGCATCTATGGATAGGTTTAATAGTGTAGATGCGACAACTGGTCGTTTGATGCCGAAAGATTTGGTTTATGGAGTGTTTGCCGCTGATAATACTGCCCGTGCTACTGTCCCCCTTCTTTCTAAACCAACTGATAGTGATGCTACTACTCCCGTGTTTTCAGTTCCACTTTCTTCACTTATCCCGATGATGAGAACTCGTAAGTTGCCTTTGTATGCTATGAAAGAAAATGTCTTTTTAAGACTTGTTTTCAAGCAACAAGCAAACGTGGCGGGTGATGTTGGAAATATTTGCTGTATGACGAACGGACACGGTGTAGATAGTAGTATTGTGCCGTCTCTTATTAATATCAAGTTTTATAGCGACCACCTTTACTTTAAAGATGGTTCTATGGATAGATTACAGTCGCAGATATTCAGCGAACAAGGATTATCATATATTTACGAAGATAGTGTGCTTACTAACACTCAACTTCCACAGACCGCCAACCCAACTTCACCAGCAATCCAAGAACAGCGGATTGAGCGTGATATTGCTGTTTCGGGCAAAACTGTTAGAAGTATTTTAATTCAGCAGAAAGAAACTGGAAAACAGCACCCACTAATGGGACTGTATCATAGTGAGAGTGATTTGACTGATGCCGAATATAATTACAGAATTAACGAGCAGAGATACTACGATAGAGATATTGTTAATCCAGCACACAAATATAATGAATTGAGAAAAGTGTTAGGAAAACCACTCGCCGTTCCATCGCTTATGTATTCGCTTGAACCCGATACAAACAAAGCGGCGGCAGACCACACACTTAATCAAAATTCTATGTATATCGGGCAGATTGAAGCACACCAACTTCCCGATGGGGGGAATACTGATAGAACAAACGATATTCGTGGATTATCTCACTACACGGGTGTTGATTTGACGACAACTGGTTTCAACGTTCTTGGAAATGGTAAGAGAGTGGGTGTTAAACCGATTACTTACCAAGCACTCTATAAGCGAACCCACGACAAACGAGCGGCAAGAACACTTCGGTTTTTCTCAAATGTAGAGAGAGTTATAACAATTAAGAACGGCGACGTTGTAGTCTCCGCATAGTTCTTTTAATTAAATTATTATAAAAGTATATATTAGTATGGCGAAATATATACTTTTGGAATGTAATAGATTACGTGGTAAGAGCGTGTATAACAATCTAAATGAAGAGCAAGATAGGTTTAAAAACAGTTGGACGAATGTTGTATCTAGCACGGGAATAGTAGTGAATGCTGGTGATACGATTGAGATAGACCAAATAATAGTAAATTCCAAAGGAGCAACAGACGACGTGATTGAATTGACTGGTGTAGAAACGGAAGAAGGTTTTGTAGATAATCAAGTAAGTTTAGAATATTCATATTACATAAACCACAACGGTTCAAATACGGCAAGAATGCCTTTTATTAATCATAAAATATATCGGGGACAAAATACAATTCTTACACCATATCAACAAAATGACGCAAAGGGCATACCAACAAACGGGGGCGTAGAAGGACGTGCCGCAATAAAACGTGTGCTTTCAAGGAGAAGTTTAGGTGAGATGTTTTTTCCCCCGAATGCGGGAACTGCTGTGTTTGACCCATTAACTTATTATAATGGAA